GCGCGAGACACCAAGAAGCGACTTCCGTCACTTCTTCGGTCCTCCGTAGCGGAGCCTTCTGATATGACGGGTGGTGACACCCTTCATACCAAACGGCACCACAGGAGGCGAAATGCTTCGACCCAGCAAGTTTGGAAAGCTTGCTGGGCTGGTTTGGTCCATGCTGGTTGGGATTCTCTGCAGGGGGCCTGGCATCTTCATTCTTGGGTTAAACGCACCATCCGCACTCGCGGGTGGGAGTTCGTCGCCAAGGAATTGAAGAAGCTTGCCCACTCCACTCGTTGCGGATCCATGCGCACCCAGCTTCCAGAAGTTCTCCCACTCATCCCCAGGGGGTTGGTGGTGTTCTTCTGGAAGTGCGCTTGGAGTAAGCAACGTAGTGGTTTCGCTTTCTCCAGACTTTCGCGCGCACTTCCCCCTCCCATTTCTGGTGAGGAGGAGGCGGCAGCTGCAGTCTGGAAATCGTCGAAAACAGAGAAGACCACACCGGGCTGGGCATTGAAGGGGCTGTACGACTACGTCCATGGTACCACTCTCCGGAGGAGGCGGCCAGGACGCGTACGTGTCCCCACTTCTTTGCCATCGAGCACCTCCGGCTGCTTCGAAAGAAGCGCGCTCAATGGAGGTGTAGACGGTTTTCTCTTCGAAACGGGGAAGCGCTGGCTTCTCCGTTTCCAGGTCGGTCGCCACCGGGTAGACCACCCTGGGGTTCTCCCAGGTCCGGTCCACGGTGGCGCCTTCCGGGATCTTAAGCTTTTCGCGCAAGACTCCTTGGGCAGGTTTTGCCTGTCCCAAGGTCGCCTCTTGCAAAAGCTTTCGATCGAAGAGAGCCTCATGGCGGGTTGTTATAGAGCTGTTGGCATCCTCGTCCTGAGACGCGAGGAGTTCCTCTCGAGGAGCTCCAGACGTTGCAGGCTTGAGGTTTTGCCTCAGCCTGGCATGAAGTGGCGCGCGCTCGGCGTTCCTAGTGCTCTCTCCTTCGTGGAGGGAGACTGGGTCCGTCGGTCGGCCCACCTCTTGCCGGGTGCTGACTGGGACGTCTCCATCCCAGACAACACACCTATAACTCACCGGGGTCTTAGCTCGTCTGCTTGCACTTTCGTGTCCGCAGACCTCTCTAAGGCCACCGATGGAATCCACCATGATGCTGTTAAAACCGTCATTGATGCTCTCGCTGACGGCGGCCTTATCCGGAAGACGGATAGACTGCTCGCCTATAAGAGCATCGGTCTCGACCCTCTCCATCTCTGGTCTTATACGACCCCCAAAGGGGAAGTATTTAACTGGAAATGGAAACGAGGCAGCCCGATGGGCACTCCGCTCTCCTTCACGGTTCTCTCTTGGGTGTCTGCCTGGTGCGCTAGTGCGTTTCCACACTATCGCGTCAGAGGAGATGATGCTGTCGGCGCTGCGGCTTCTGAGGAAGAGGCGTACTTGTCCTTGGACGAGTACTCTCTCGCTCTTTCTGCCGTAGGCTGCCAGCTCAACTCCCAAAAGACCTTCGTCTCGCAGGGCGTTTTCACGTTCTGCGAGGCGATGGGTCTTACCAGTCCCTCGAGAGAACCTGGAAGGATGTACGTCGTTCGCGTTCCAGCCTTGCCGCCTCCCTCTTCGCGGGTTCCAGGGTCCTCGGACCCTTTGTGCCCTTCGAAGGTTTGGCTGCGTAGGCAGGAGCGCGTCGCTAAGACTTACTTCCCTTGGTTGTGCAAGTCCTCGAAGAGGTGTCTTCCGACATCTCTGGGAGGATTTGGCTACACCGGAAGAGGTCTTAACGTGTCGGTTTCGGTGAGAAAGAGGCTCGGCGCCGCGGTTTCCCGTGGCACCGAGTTCTTCAGCACACCTACGCCGACAGCGACGTATAGAGCGGAGGGCTTCTTCCCTTCTCTCCGAGATCGCAACTACACTCGTTCCGCTGTTGGCCGCGAGGTGCAGAAGTCCTTTACGAACCTCTGGCAGCTCGAGACCAAGCCCAGGAAGGGTGCTGTTGCGATCAAGGCACGTGACGCTGTTGCTCTTATGGAGTCGGAGATGTCTGACATCTGCGTCTCCCGCGGAGCACTTAGTCACGCTGTAATAGAGAAGGGAAGACCAACTAGGACCATACCACGATCCTTCAAGAACGTTCAAGGATCTTGGGCTCGCTGCAGACCTCTTTCGAAGTCGCACGGCCTGAAGTCCTTGAATCGTCTCGCCCTTGCCTTGCAAGAGCGGGAGCTGTGGATCTCGAAGCGTTACGTCACCAGGATTCCGGGCGGAACCCCG